CCTACGAAAATCGTTTTGCGAAAGATACGGCATGGATGCGATGAAAAAGGCAAAAACGGATGGCGATAATCACATTTACGCCTATTACCAGCAAATTAAAGACGGCTCTATTGTGGTTGGGCGCTGGGTTCGGATGATTTACGAATATATCATCGCCGGGCTGGAAAGCCGGGCGTTTTTCTTTGACCAGCGCAAAGCAAACGCCGCTATTGAGTGGATCGAGGGCCATTGCTTCCATACCGAAGGCCCACTCGCGCCGGGGCCGCTGAAATTGGAACTGTGGCAACGCGCTATGTTTTCAGCCGTGTTCGGAATCGTGGACGAAAACGGCCGGCGGCAGTTTCGAGAGGTGCTGCTTGTGGTTGCGCGCAAAAACGGTAAAAGCCTTGTTGCCGCCGCCGCCGGTAATTACACTTTCCGCGTTGACGGCGGGTATGGCGCAAAGGTGTTTTGCCTCGCGCCAAAGCTGGAACAAGCCGACATCATCTATAACAACATATGGCAGATGATTACGCTCGATCCAGAATGGCAAGAGGAAAAAGAGATTGCCGATGAAAAGGACATGCACAACAAACGAATCAATGATAATTCAATGGTTGCGCGGCATCGGCAAACGGATTTGGCGATACCCGGCACAAACAGCACCGTCAAAAAAATCGCCTTTTCCGCGAAAAAGTCAGACGGCTTCAATCCTTCCCTTTGCATCTGCGATGAAATCGCCGCATGGGAAGGCGACAAGGGCTTAAAACAGTACGAAGTCATGAAAAGCGGCATGGGCGCGCGGCCAGAAGCGCTTCTGCTTTCGTGCACCACATCCGGCTATGTGAATGATTCGATTTACGACGAACTGGTCAAACGCGCAACGCGATTCCTTCTGGGTGACAGCAAAGAACGAAAGCTGTTGCCTTTGCTTTATATGATCGATGATGTCGAAAAGTGGAACGACATCAATGAATTGCGCAAAAGCAATCCGAATTTGGGCGTTTCAATTCCCGTCGATTTCATGCTTGAAGAAATCGCCGTTGCCGAGGGTAGTTTGAGCAAGCGCGCAGAATTCATGACGAAATATTGCTGCATTAAGCAGAATTCTTCTTTGGCGTGGCTTTCCGCGCAGACTGTCGAGCGCGCAAGCGGGCCGGCGCTTGATCCGGAGGAATTCCGAAACAGCTATTGCGTGGGCGGCCTCGATCTATCCCAGACGCGCGACCTAACCGCCGCAACGGCCGTGATTGAGCGCGGCGGGGAACTGTATGTGCTGGCTAAATTTTTCATGCCGGCAGAAAAAATCGACGAGGCCACACAGCGCGACGGCGTGCCGTACAACATCTATATCCAGCGCGGGCTGTTGCAGCCGTCCGGGGATAATTTCGTGGATTATCATGACTGCTACCAATGGTTCGTGGATCTGGTTGAAAAATACGAGATTTTTCCGCTGCAAGTTGGGTATGACCGATATTCCGCACAATACCTTGTGAAAGACCTTGAAATGTACGGGTTCCACTGCGACGACGTGTTTCAAGGCGAGAACCTGTATGGCGTGATCCAGGAGACGCAAGGACTACTGGAAGATGGGAAAATCCACATCGGAGATAACGACCTGCTGAAAATGCACCTGCTGAACAGCGCAATCAAGATGAGTACAGAGCGCGGGCGCGGCAAGCTGGTAAAGGTCACGCCGGCGGTACACATCGACGGCGCCGCTGCTTTGCTTGACGCAATGACCGTTCGGCAAAAGTGGTACGGCGAAATCGGCGAACAGCTTCAAAACAATTGAGGTGGTAGGCTTTGGGACTCTTTGACAGAATTTTCGGCAATCGCCCGAAACCACGCGGCGATTACAAAGGCGTATTCCGTATGCTGGACGGCTACACCCCGCATTTCACGAACCGTGAAGGCGGGGTGTACGAATCCGAACTTGTGCGCGCGGCGATCCACGTTCGAGCGACGCATATGTCAAAACTCCACGTCGAGACGATGGGCGCGGCGCGGCCGGCGCTGCAAAACAAACTTAAGCACGGCCCGAACGAATTCCAGACGTGGAGCCAGTTCATGTACAGGCTTTCGACGCTGCTTGACGTGCATAATACGGCATTCATCACGCCGATTTTGGATGAATACGGCCAGCCGTCCGGCATTTACGCGCCGCTGCCGCATCGGTGCGAGGTGGTGCAATACGGCGGGCAGCCGTATTTGCGCTATGAGTTTTCGAATGGGCAGAAGGCCGCGATTGAGCTAGAGGAATGCGGCGTGCTCACCAAATTCCAGTATCGCAGCGACCTTTTCGGCGAAAGCAATCATGCGCTATTTCCGACTATGGATTTGATCCACATCCAGAATGAGGGCATACGGGAAGGCGTGAAAAGCGCGGCAAGCTATCGCTTCATGGCGCAGGTTTCCAACTTCTCCAAAGCGGAAGACCTCGCCAAGGAGCGCAAGCGGTTCACGGCTGAAAACTTTTCGTCTGAATCCGACGGCGGCGGCATGCTGCTATTTCCGAACACCTATACCAACATCAAACAGATTGACGTCAAGCCGTGGGTGGTGGATGCTGAACAGGTCAAGGCGATCAAGGATAACGTATTTGATTATTTCGGCGTCAACGAAGAAATTCTGACCAATCAGGCATACGGCGATAAATGGGCGGCGTTTTACGAGGGCGTGATCGAGCCGTTCGCAATCCAGTTCTCAGAAGTCATGACGAAGATGCTATTCACATTCCGCGAACAGTCGCAAGGGAATTACGTGATGGCGACGGCAAACCGGCTGCAATATATGAGCAATGCCGACAAACTGCAAGTTTCCGCGCAGATGGCTGACCGCGGATTGATGACCCGTAATGAGATACGGGAAATCTGGAATTTGCCGCCTCTACCCGATCCGCTAGGCAATCAACTGCCCATTCGCGGCGAGTATTACAACGTGGGAGATGAAACCAATGGAACAGACAAAACGGGAGATTCGAGCATTTGAATTTGATGTCCGCGCTGAACAGAATGAGCAGCACGGACATTTTCTTTCCGGCCGGCCGATTGTGTACGGCTCGAAAACTGATATGGGTTGGTACGACGAAATCATCGAGCCGGGCGCGCTGGCGACAACGGATTTGCGCGATGTGCGATTCCTCGTGAACCACAACACCGACATGATTCCGCTTGCGCGCAGCCGGAACAACAACGAAAACAGCACTATGCAGATGACTGCCGATGATGACGGCATGGTGATTCGCGTTGACCTGGACACCGAAAGCAACGCGGAAGCAAAGAGCCTTTATTCGGCCGTTGAGCGTGGCGACATTACCGGAATGTCGTTTATGTTCACCGCCGATAAAGATAGCTGGGATGACATCGAAAGCGAGCACCCGACGCGGCACATCCGTTCCATCGGCCGCGTGTTCGAGGTATCCGCTGTGACCTTCCCGGCATACGCGGCTACATCGATACAGGCCCGCGATATGTCCGAGGCGCTGGATAGCGCGCGGGCATCGCTGGACAGCGCAAAAGCGGTAGCCCGTTCGATTGAACGCAAAAAGCAAAAAATCAAAATCCTGTGCGAACTCTAAAAAGAAAGGAAAATGCGATTATGGATTATAAGACCATGACCATTGAGGCCCTCGAGGCCCGAAAGGCCGCCATCGCGGCGGAAGTCGAAACCGACGGCGCCGATCTGGACGCGCTGCAGAACGAAGCACGTGCCATCAATGAGGAATTAGAGGCCCGCAAGGCCGCCGAGAGCAAGCGCGTTGAAATTCGCAAGGCTGTTGCCGGCTCCGCGTCCGTGGGTGCCCGCGTGCCCGCCTCCGAGACCAAAGCGCCGACGCTGGACGAAATCCGCTCGAGCAAGGGATACATCAACGCTTATGCAAATTACATCAAGAGCGGCGATGACCGCGAGTGCCGCGCCATCCTGACCGAAACCAACCCCGGCAGCGTGTCCGGTTCCGGCCCGGTTCCTGTCCCCGTGCTGGTGGACGAGATCGTCCGCACCGCTTGGGATAACGATGAAATCCTGTCCCGCGTGCGCCGCACCTATTTCCGCGGCAATCTGAAAGTCGCTTTCGAGCGTTCCGCCACCGAGGCTGTGGTGCACACTGAAGGCACTTCCGCCCCGTCCGAGGAATCTTTGGTGCTGGGCATCGTGACCATGATTCCCCAGAACATTAAGAAGTGGATCAAGATTTCCGATGAGGCCGTTGCCATGGGCGGCGAAACCTTCCTGCGCTATGTCTACGATGAGCTGACCTATCAGATCATCCGCAAGCTGGCCGCCGCTGTGGTGGGCGACATCGCCGGAGCTGGCACTACGAACACCGCGACCGCCATCGGCATTCCGAAGGTGAGCGTTGCGCCCGGCCTGACCACCATCGCCACCGCCGCCGGCAACCTCACCGACGAAGCGCGGAACCCTGTGGTCATAATGAACAGGCTGACCCACGCGGAGTTCTACGCGGCTTACGCGGCTGCTGGCTTCGCCATCGATCCGTTCATGGGCTTCACTGTGGTTTATTCCGCCGCCCTGCCCGCGTATTCTGCCGCCTCCGAAAATGCGGTCTATGCCATTGTAGGCGATCTGGAAGGCGCGCAGGTCAACTATCCCGAGGGCGAAGGTGTTGTCATCAAGTATGACGACCTGACCGAGGCGGAGGCCGATATGGTCAAAGTGGTTGGCCGTCAGTATGCCGCCCACGCCGTCACCGCGCCGGGACGCTTTGTGAATATCACCAAGCCCGCCGCCGTAACGACCTGATGAAAGTAAAGCTGCTTCGAGATCAGCGGATCCCGCATAAGGCCGGGGAGATCGTAGAGGTCTCCCCGACTGTTTGCGATTTCCTGCTCTCCACTCATTCGGCGGTAGTGGAGACGGCCCACAATCCGCCTGTACCGAGGAAGGGAAAGAAAAAGAATGAAGCTGCTGATCGGGATTCCGACTCATGATTTCATCCATGTCGAGTTCGTCAAGTGCCTCATGGCGCTGCTGGATCAGCTAAATTGCGACGGCATCGACTACACGCTCGACATTGATTCCGGGACGCTGGTTTACATCGCCCGCGAACGCATCTCAAATAAGGCCATAAATGATGGATACAGTCACGTCCTATGGTTGGATTCTGATATGGTCTTTCAACCCACGATCCTTGATGACCTCATGTTCAGCGGCAAGTCATTTGTGACCGGCGTATACCACGCCCGCCGCAAGGGGCATGCCTCGTGCATATTCAAGGTCATAGACATCCACAAAGGCGTGGAGCGGTTTGAGGAATACCCGAACGAGGCTTTCCGAATTGCCGGGTGCGGGTTTGGGTGCGTGCTGATTTCTACCGACATCCTCAAAACGGTCGCACTCAATAAAGGCCCGTGTTTTTTGCCTATGGCGGGATACGGCGAAGACCTTGCATTTTGCAAGCGAGCTACCGAAATGGGTTTTGAAATCTGGTGCGAGCCATCTGTGGTATGCGGCCACATCGGGCATATAGCCATCTACCCGGAGGATTATGAGCGCTGGAAGACCACGATACAAGGCGACTATGTGAGGTGAGCTGAGGTGCTTGACGCCGTAAAAATGGCGCTCCGAATCACAACGGACGCCTTTGACGCGGAAATATCCGCGCTAATCGCAGCGGCCTTGCTTGATTTGGGCGTAGCGGGCGTGACGAATACCGCCACCACCGATGCCCTAATCCAGATGGCCGTAATCACATATTGCCGCGTGCATTTCGGCGAGCCGGAGGACTTCGAACGCCTCAAACGCTCCTACGATGAGCAGAAGGCGCAGCTTGGCATGTGCACCGGTTATACGGAATGGGGTGCCGCTATTGGATAGGTCAGACGTGATAAGCCTCGTGGCTTATTCGCAAATCCAAGATGCGTTCGGCGTGTGGCGGGACGTGCCCACATCGCGCCGCGTGTTCTGCAAGGCTGATAGCGTCACCCAATCGGAGTTTTTCAACGGCGGACAAAACGGACTGAAGCCGGAATGGCGTTTCACGCTTTTCTACGGCGACTACGGCGGGGAACGAACGGTGATCTACAACGGCACGACGTACAGCATCTACCGCACATATCGAGCGGCAACTGACATCATGGAGCTGTACGCCGAGCGGAAAGCGGGCGTGAACGATGGCGCAGAAAACGGCGCTTGATAAACTCAATACCGCCATCGTGAAGATCATCAACGAATACGCCGAAACGGTGCAAGCTGATCTGGGCGAAATCGCAAACAAGATCGGAAACGCGGGCGTAACTGCCCTACGCGCAAAAAGCCGGGAAACGTTCCCACGCGGAACGGGCGAATACGCAAAAGGCTGGAAAAAGAAAGTGGACGTCACGCGAACTAGTGTAAGCGTAACGATCTACAACGTTAATCCAAGCCTTCCGCATCTGCTCGAAAACGGGCACGCCACGCGCAACGGCACCGGGCGCACGTTCCGACGCACGCCGGGCCACCCGCATATTGCACCGGTTGAGGCCGAACTGGTACAGGCATTTGAGAAGGAGGTAATCAGCCGGCTATGACGCTTCAAGAAATTTCAAGCATGGTCGAAAGCATCGGCCTCCCATACGCCTATTATCAGTTCTCGAAAGAAAGCCCTGTTTCGCCGCCGTTCATCTGTTTTTTCTACCCGAACAATGACGATCTGAAGGCGGACAACATCAACTATTCCAGCATCAATGCGCTTTCGATTGAACTTTACACCGACGAAAAGCGCTTTGATCTGGAAGCGGCTGTGGAATCCGCGCTGACCGCCAATGGCCTTGCGTACAGCAAAGAGGAATCCTACATCGATTCGGAACGAATGTTTCAAATCGCCTATGATATGGAGGTAGTTATCAATGGCTGAGAACAAAATCAAATATGGCCTCAAAAATGTGTACTACGCTGTCGCCACCATCGCGGCAGATGGCACGGCCACCTACGGCACGCCTGTTGCATTTCCGGGCGCTGTAAGCCTTTCCCTTGAGCCGCAGGGCGAAAACACGCCTTTCTATGCGGACAACATCGCCTATTGGATCGGCGTTGGCAACACCGGCTATTCTGGGGATCTGGAAATCGCCCGCGTGATCGACCAGTTCAAGGCTGACGTGCTGGGCTACATCAAGAGCGGGAACAACCTGCTTGTGGAGGATATGAACGCAGAAGCGGTTCACTTCGCCCTGCTGTTCCAGTTTGAGGGCGATGTTAAGGCGACGCGCCATGTTATGTACAACTGCACCGCCACTCGGCCCAGCGCGGCGAGCACCACCAAGGGCGAGAGCATCGAACCCCAGACGGAGACGATCACGATCACCGCGACCTCTGTTTACAACTCCGCGCTTGAGACCGACATCGTGAAGGCCAGCACCGGCGAGAACACCACCGACACCGTGTACGAGGCGTGGTTCGACGCTGTGACCATCCCGACGGCGGCGGCTACTACCTGATAGGAGGATAACATGTATAAGGTTGTGAAGGTCGGCGAAAAAGAGGTTCCGATGCTCGCGATGGCATCGGCGAACATCTATTACAAACGAGTGGTCGGGCGCGC